TTTGTTGGAATACCTGGTATTGAGGTTTCCGACTGAACGACTGGTGCTTTGTTGGAATACCTGGTATTGAGGTTTCCGACTGAACGACTGGTGCTTTGTTGGAATACCTGGTATTGAGGTTTCAGTTTGAACGTCATGTGCTTTGTTGGAATACCTGGTATTGAGGTTTCAGTTTGAACAATAAGTGGGAAATAGGTCTTGCGGCCAGAACCACCCGGATCACTGTCGAGGTAGGCGGGTATCGTTGGCGAGTCCACGGTGCTATATCCGGCACTCCTAGTCGTTGGAATGTTCACTTAGCGGAGCTTCTCGGGTCCGAGCGCCTCGACGTTTCTGTGAATCGTGATTTCTTGCTGAAGATGCGAGAGGCGGTGGCCAAGGCTCTCGACCTACAAGTAGAGGCTGTGAAACGTATCACAGCAGACTTGATATTAGCGTGATAGAATTGCCGAATGATGATGCGAGATAGGGTCCAAGAACTCCGGCGCGTGCCAGCTTCTGAACTCAGGGCCAATCCAAAGAACTGGCGAACGCATCCACCGGCCCAGCAAGCCGCTATTCGCGGAATCATAGAGGATATCGGTTTCGCCGATGCCGTTCTTGCCAGGGAGACCGACGACGGTCTTGAACTCATAGATGGGCACCTTCGTCAGGAGGTCATGGGAGACCAGGAGGTGCCCGTTCTTATCATCGATGTGACCGAGGAGGAGGCCGACAAGATGCTCCTCACCCTCGACCCGCTGGCGGCGATGGCGACTAGCGACGATAAGAGATTGAAGGCTTTGCTCTCGACAGTCTCCTCAGACGACGATGCCGTGGGCGCTCTCTTGCGTACCCTGGCGAACGACCGATGGGTTCCTCTTATCCTTGACGAACTTCCCGGACCTCCGGTTGAAGATGTGTCCGGCACCCTCTTGCAGCTTCTTGATATCACAATCGCCGAGCCTCGCCACAAAGTATTGCGTGGAGAGTTGTACCGCTTGGGCAGTATTCATGTTTTAGCTTGCGCGTCGGTGATTAAGGATTGGGCTTTGTGGGCCGAATATCTGACCGGTGACGTGTGGTTCTGCCCTCACCCGAACCCGATGGTCCCGCTGTCCGAGGAGGCTTTGACTCGCCCGATGCTCTTGGTCCAGCCAGACCCGTATACCGCCGGCCATATCCTCGACCGCTACGAGGATATATACGGCTCAGAGGTCATCGAGCAACTATGATAAAGACTGGCGGTTCGTGGGATTCATCGGACAGGCCGGTATTCTTCGCCGCTTGTGTTGAGAACCACTTAACCCTCTGCGCCGAGTGCCATGATTATCTGCTGGCGGCAGTCAACCATATGGAGGAGAAGGCTGGTTTCAGGAAAGAGGTCTTTGACGCTATCGATGCCGGCAAGAAGGTCTTCATCGACTCCGGCATCTTCAACCTGACCCAACAACACGCCGAAAAGCACGGGATCACCATGGACCAAGCCCTCGGCACCGCGCCGGAGGATATCGACGGGTTCGATAACCTGTTCGACCGCTATTGTGAAATCATCGGGGTTCTTGGAGACCGAGCATGGGGCTATATCGAGCTAGACCAGGGCGGTCGGGAGAACAAGATAAAGACCCGCACGCGATTGGAGGCTTTGGGCTTCAATCCGGTGCCGGTCTATCATCCTCTCAACGACGGATGGGACTACTTCGATGAACTGGCCTCCACTTACGACCGCATATGCGTCGGGAACGTGGTCCAGGCCGATACCGAGACCAGGAAACGCATCATAGCCACGATTTTTGAACGGTGCCGGGAGTATCCCGACCTGTGGGTCCATCTTCTCGGTCTGACTCCTAACCCTTGGATGAATGCCTATCCGATGGGAAGTTGTGACTCCTCAACCCTGGCGGCTGGAATCCGGTGGGGTCATTCTAGGAACGAGACCGCCTCGGCCTTGCAGCCTGGCCCGGACTTGCCAAGAGGTTTCATCTACGACCGGACCACTACAAGAGGACACGAGCGGGGATGGGACAGCGCGAGCAGACTGTCCGGAGTGACAGCGGCTTTCATGCACCATAACTGGCGCGGCCTGGTGAAAGACTATAAAGAGGCGGGATTATATGACTGAGATTTTCGTCAAGTTGCGTGTTCCAGGCTTCCACCATTGGCCAAATCCTTCCATGACTCGGGCCTATCTTGGAGAGAGCCATCGGCACCTGTTTCACCTGGAAGTCTCGATGCCGGTCGGACACTCTGACCGTGAGGTTGAATTCCATGACCTTCTCGATGAGGTCCGGACCCTGTTCCCTATCGGGAAAGACCACGGCGGCAAGAGTTGCGAGATGATGGCCGAGGAGATAGGACATAATCTGGCACTGCATCACAAGAGACCGGTCACGGTCGAGGTCTCAGAGGACGGCGAGGTCGGGGCTAGGATGAGACTCGATGCAAGTTAGCGTCACCAGGGAATACACCTGGGAGATGGGCCATGCCCTGATGAACCATCGGGGAAAATGCTTCCGGCCTCATGGCCATAATTACCGGCTGGAAGTGGAAGTCTCCGGAGCACTTGATAGAACGAGTGATATGGTTATTGACTTCTCAGACCTTGACCTCATGGTGAAGCCGGCAATCGACGACCTCGACCACCAATTCCTCGTCAATACCGACGATGCCCGATTCACTAGTAAGCCCGGATATATTCGGTGGGACGGTGAGCCGACTGCCGAGAGCATCGCCCTCTACCTATACCAATCTTTGTATGAGCAGACCGCATTAACCGTGGAGCGAGTGACCTTATATGAGACTGATAAAGCCAGCGCGACGGTACGGCGTTCATAAGATTTTCGGGCCGACCATCCAAGGCGAGGGCGGTATGGCCGGTACGGTTTCCCACTTCGTGCGCCTGTCCGGATGTAATATGTGGGACGGACGACCAGAGACCCGCGAGGCTTCCCACTGTCCGTTCTGCGATACCGATTTCTTCAGCCACCGGATGCTCAAGGCTTCAGAGATTGCGGATGAGTTGAACGAACTCAACCGGTCGGAGTGGGTTACGGTATCAGGAGGCGAGCCGCTCTTACAGATAGACGACGAGTTCGTCACAACTCTACATGATAGCGGCTATCAGGTGGCTATAGAGACAAACGGGACCAAGCCCCTCGACGTTATTGTGGATTATGTCACAATGTCGCCCAAGAGGCCCGAACCTGAAACGGCCATCCGCAGATGCGACAGTCTCAAGCTACTCTGGCCTCACCCGGACCCGCGTATCACTCCGGAAGCCTTCGACTGCATCGATGCCGGCGCCAAGTATCTACAACCCATCGACTCGGCAGACTATGAATCCAACCTCCGGTCGGCCATCGAGAAGCTCTACGACCTCCGGGGCTGGCGGCTCAGTCTGCAGACCCATAAATTGATAGAGGTAGAATGATAGAACTAACGTGGGCCGATGTAGACGACCGCCTGGAAGCGATGAAACTGACCGGTCTGAAAGTATGGGGCATCCCAAGAGGCGGGGCGATAACGGCAGGGCTGGCGCGCCGGCATGGGGCGGTAGTGGTCGGGACTCCTCAAGAGGCCGAGTTCGCCCTGGACGACGTTATTGATAGCGGTGTGACTGCCGAAGCGGTCAAGGCCCAACACGGCCTACAGACCCTGGCGATGGTCGACAAGATTTCAGAGGGCATCGACTCATGGGTCCACTTCCCTTGGGAGGAGCCGCCGGAAACCGAGATGGCCGACCATGTGACTCGGATGATGCAGTACTGGGGAGAAGATACTGGCCGAGACGGTCTAATCAAGACTCCCGAACGAGTGGTTCGATCGTGGGAGGAATTGTATGCCGGCTACAAGTTGAAGGGTGAGGACGTTCTGACCTGGTTCGAGGACGACACCGACGAGATGATCGTGGTCAAGAACATCACCTTCTACTCGACTTGCGAGCACCATCTTCTGCCGTTCTTCGGGACCATCAACGTCGGCTATATCCCGAACGGGGCAATCCTGGGAGCTTCCAAGGTCGGCCGAGTGGCCCATGTCTATTCGCGCCGGCTGCAAGTGCAAGAGCGGCTCGCTCGGCAGATTGGCCAGAGCCTAGAGGCCCACGTGCTAGGAGTGGCGGTCAATATCCAGGCCCAACATTTCTGCATGATGGCCAGGGGAATCAATCAGGATACGAGCCGGCTAGTCACCAACTACCTGACCGGATACTTCCGCGACAGGCCCGATACCAGGGCAGAGTTCTTCACCGCTATCAGTGGCTAATATATGGCTAAACAAAACGGGAACAAGATAATCGCCGAGCAGAGGCGGTCCCAGGTCATACAGATGAAGATGGCCGGAGCCACCGAGCAGACCATCGCAGACCAGCTTGGAGTCTCAAAGGCCCAAGTCTGGAACGATGTGAAACGGAGGCTGTCCGAGGTCCGACGCGATGATGCCGAGGCGGTCCAGCAAGAGTACAACCTACAGAAATCCCGGTACGAGAGGCTTCTCCTTCGATGGTGGAGTCAGGCGATAGGATCCGATGACGACGAGTCTGCAAAAGCGACTTCAATCGTACTAGATATCTTGAGGCGCTTAGATACCATCGGCGGTCTTGTGCCTGAGAAGCCTCTCATTCAACTCAACCAACAGAACGTTCTCGTGGGAGGAATGACTTTCTCTGACCTGGTTCGCGAGGCGTTAAGCGAGGTCGACACGCTTGAAGTGGAGGGCCGAGTATATGACGCTGACGAAGGCTGAGAAGATAGCCCACTATAACGAGTCCAAATCCAATCCCGAATACTTCTGGAAGTGGACCCTCGGTTCGGAGACCATCTACGACAAACAGATTCAGATGGTGGAAGCGGTACGGGACCACAACCGCGTGGCGGTCGTCGGAGCGAACGGCACTGGCAAGGATTGGCAAGCTGCCCGGATAATGCTTTGGTGGCAGTCGGTCTACAACCCGGCAATCACGGTCGTCCTCGGCCCGACCCATCGACAGGTCTCCGACATAATCTGGAAAGAGGCTCGGAGTGCTTACCTTAGTCCTCGGATGCCTCTCGGCGGTCAGATGTACCGGACCGCAAGATGGGAACATGACGACCGCCATTATGCGGTCGGCTTCTCGACCGACAACGAGTACAACATCCAGGGCTTTCACAGCCCGAACCTCCTGGTCATCGTAAC